CCTGCTTTATTTCTACAAGGTACTATTCTACCTGAAGTTATATTACAACTCATATTATTTTATTTTTTTTTAGTATTAGGAGGCTTTTACACCCCCTATATACTTGATTATTAACCTAAGATACTGACTATCAGTAAATTGCTATTATGCATTATAAAGAACTATCTCAGTTCCTAAACCATAAGTGATCCCATATGCAAATCTTGCAACAAATCTAGCATTTCTATCACCTAATGTATCAGCAGTATCAATTACTCTGATCTCATTTAGATCACTTAATACAGAAGTTCCAAAATACAGATTACTTGTTTGTGCCACAGCCATTGTGTTTGTAGACATTCCTGATGCCATAAATAATGGAATACCATCAAAAGTTAATGCTTGACCATTGTACCACATTTGACCTCTGTTTTCATATCCATTAGCACCTTGACCTAAAGCATACCCACCTAAAGCTCTAATGTAGTTTTTCATTACATCTTTAGAAACATATATTTTTAAATCATCCTTACCATATATAGTATTAGGAACTAAATCTAATGTATCTCCCATTTTCTCAATTACATTTGTATGTGTAATTGCAACTGGAGTTGGTACATCAATAATGTCACCATCTGCTGCCCATAATGTTTCAAATCCATCTATTTCTCCTGCATTTGCATTAACTCCAGTCCAGATGTTTGTTTCAACTGATGCTGCAATTTGATCTGCAAAGTTAGCTATGATGAAATCTGAAAATCTTGAAGGCATGTTAGTGAATGCACTAACTCCTAATTCTGCTGATTCCCATGAATCTACAAATTGTTTAGTACAAAACTTAGTGTTTACTTGAAACTCCTCAGTTTGTAATACTCTTTCTGTGATTGCTACAGTTCCTTGATCATCAAAATCACATGTTGAATTTTTGATTAGACCTGATGCAGCTACCTTTTGAATAACACTTTTGTGTTTTACATTTGGCATAACAGTTACACCACCATTCTCTAGTGTTGTTCCTGATAGTAATGCAGCAGCAATGTACATTTTTGCACTCTCTCCTGCATAAGTTGTAGTAATTGTTGGTTTACTCATTTTTTTGCTTTTTTAAAATTTATATTATTTACTTAATTTTTTGATAATTCTATCAAGACTTGTTTCTACTCTACCTGATGAGATTTGAAATTCCATCTCTTTAGATTTTGATTCAGGACTATGTGTTATTGGCTGTGCTGCAGGTTCTGCAGATAATTCAGTTTCTAACCTTTTAATTTCCTCTTTTTGTGATCCTAAAACTTCTGATAGATTTGTTTTCATTTCCTCTACCATTGATTTTAATTCATTGAATTCCTCTTTAGTTGGATAATCTGTAGCTAAATCTTCAGCTTTAACATCATCTTTAGATGTTTCAACTTCTTCTTCAACTTCTTCTGTAGCTTCAGAAATGCTGTCAATAAGACCTTCTTCTTTAACTACAACTGATCTTCCATCTTCAAGAGTATATTCACCTACTGGCATTGGAACTCTATCATCTTCTGTGACAATAAAGACTTCCTTACCATTTTCAAATGATTCTGCTTCAATTACAGTACCATTTTCAAGGTTCATAGTAGCAAGTGTAACTTCTTCAGCCTTCACTTCTACTTCTTTGACTTCTTTTGACAACTCCATGCCTAAAATGTTTTTGATTTTACTTATTGTATCAGTTGCTTTCATGACTATATAATTATATTGATTTAAAAATTTATATTTTTGGTTCAAGTTTCTGTTCTACCAACTCCTTGTCCCCATATTGTTCCATCACAACATTCTATCCTATATTTATTGTCATCACATAGACAACCTCTTGTAGATCTTATAGGACTTGTGTATGATGGTGTTGGATTTTTTCTTTTATTTTTACTCATCTTCCTTGTTGATTATAAGGTTTGACATAATTGTCTGATCCTTTATTCTTTGATGTTTTAGATTTAGCATGAACTCCTTTTCTTCTTACTTTTTTTTTAATTAAAGTTGTTGCACTTATAAACTTATTCCTTGCCATTTCTACTTACTAGGTACACAATTAGGTACTCTCTTTCCATTTTTCATTTTAAAACCATACATTTCATAACCTGATTGACAAGGAGCTTTTAATTCATGCTGCTCACAAGGCATATACCATTCCTTTCCTTCAATCTCATGCATGTGGTAACCTTCACATCCAATATTCATTGCCATTTCTTCTGCTTTTTCAATGGAAGAATATGCTAATCTATCATCAATTATTGCAAAGTTGTCATCAACCATAACAGTTTCAAGTTCTAACTCTCCTAATTGTCTTAGTTTGTTTCTACTCCAACCTAATGCAGCTAATCCACCCCATAATAAGTAAGATATATTAGCACATGCTTCACTATCATTCTCATTCTTTCTGTATTGATCTTCTGCTCTTGAAAGATAACTGTACATTCTTTTAATAGTTTCTACTGATATGTTCTTTTTTTGAGCTAATTGTGTTGCTCTGATCTTACCAACATCAGTTGCACATTTATTATTTATCTTTTCATTTAACTCAATTCCTTTTTTAGCATTGTTTGCTACTCCTTCAGGATAATCATTAAAGCTCTCTAACTCCACTTCTTTATCCTCTATGATACTTTCTATCTCTGATAACAAAAACTCTGCTTCAAGATGTTCTAATTCACTTAGAAAGTCATTAAACTTCTCTTTAGGTCTTTCAGCTTTGTCTGCAAAATAGCCTTCTATTGAGAAACCTTTAACAACACCTTCTTTTACATAGTTTTGCCATACTTCATCAGAATCAACTCTTATTGCACCCATCCATGTACCTACTGGAACATCTTTAGTGTTCTCATACAACCTACTCTTATCATGAATAGGATCCTGGACTATCCAACTCTCAACTAATGTTAATCCTTTTAAACTATATTGATGTTCTAAACTTGCATTGTGTTGATTGCCTTGTTTAAGATACATTTGACTTGCTTTCTCTACAGTTTCATTAGAGAAGTATATATAATAATCTTCATCATCTCCTTTTCTTAAAATAGGTTTGTTAGGAATTAATACAGCACCTAGTAGTATTCTTTTATCTTTTGAAACTTCTGCTAATCTTATTTGCTCATCTTTTAATGCTACAAAATTACTTTGGATAGCAGGATTCTCTACAATAGAAATTGCATCAACTCCATTGAATTCTGTTTCTTCATCTAAGATTAATTCTATGATTTTCATATTAGTATAATTATTTATATATTATTTTTTTTAAATTCCCCCTATCATACCACTACCTAATGCAGCAGTTCTAATTCTATTTCTTTCTAGCTCTTGAGCTGATGTAACTTCTTCTGCTACAACATAAGCTCTAACTGGCTGACTTTGTTGCTGACCAATAGCTGATGCTAATTGATTAATAGGTGATGAACCTACTACATTAAAATCAGGAGCTTGTAATTGTGGTGCTGCTGCTTGTTGCCCTCCACTTGCTGTTACACCTCCAACACTTAGAACTGGTATTTGTGTTTGTGTAATAGCTTTTACTTGTGCAAATCCAGTAGCTAATACTAATGCTACATCAGCAGCTTTTTGAAATGGTGTAACACTTGTTGGATTTTTTAAAACATCTGATGCACCTTGATATGTTGCAATAAGAGCATTTGCTATTGCTAGAGCTTTTGCTGCATTTGATCCTTCTGCTGCAATACCTATTCCTAATGCTAAAAATTTAGCAATTGTATCTGTTTTAAATCTTTCTCCCTCCTCTGTTATTTCACCAGTATCATCTTCACTCTTTTTTGTAATCTCTGCAATAGCTGCAGCTTTAGCTTCTTCTAAACCTAATACATCACCATTATACTTTTTAGCTTGTTCTATTAAGGCATCATATCTTTCTATAGCTTTAGTGACTAGCAATTCTGTTTTTGCATCTTCATCTACAGCTAATGCCTCTCTTTGTGCTAAGTTAAATGCAGCTTCATCATCTAGTTCTTTTTGTTTATCTGCATCAGCTTTAAGTTTATCTGCATCTATCTTTGCTTGTTCCTCAGTTCTTAATGCTATGATCTGACCAGTAACTTCTTTTTGTTTTGTAAGTCTAGCAGTTTCTAATGCAATCAAATCTGCTTGTAGCTGTGCCTCTAATTCTAAATCTTCTTTAGTAGATCCTGATAGTTTATTTTCTTCTTGAATTACATTAAGTCTAATTCTAGCTAATGCTATTTCTTTATTTGTAATTTCTTCTTCTAATGCTCCTGCCTCCTCTAAAAATGCTATTCTTTGTTGTAAATCAAATTTATTTTTATCAACTGCTTTTTCTAAAAGTTCAGCTCTGTCTCTATCTGCTTTTGCTCTATCAACAATTAACTGTCTTTCAATTTTATCTCCTCTTGCTTGTGCATCTGCTAACTTAGCTACAATCTCTAATTCCTTTCTAGTCTCCTCTCCAAAATTCTTAACTCCATCAGTTGCCTCTTTGAAACTTTCTTTAATTCCATCAACTGCAGCAGCAGCTCCTTCTGCATCTCCTCTGAACTTTGCTCCTAAGTATTTACCAACATTTAATAAAGCTGTTCCAAAACTAGATAAGATATCTGTAACATTTCCTACTACAACACCAATCTGTTTTGTTATTTTTATAAATTCATTTTGCCCTTCTTCATTACTTGTAAAAGCAGCACCAATAGATGCAACAGCTACAACAAATGCACCTATACCAGTAGCTATTAAAGCACCTTTAAATGTTTTTAAACTTTTAACTGCTGTAATAACACTACCTCTGATAGCTTTAAAACTAGAAACCATCCCTCCTGAAAGAGCATCACCAGTAGCTGATATGTCATCCATATTAGTTTCAACCTGCTTTAGGTCTGTTGCTGTTTCTTGGATTTCTTTATTAGCCTCTTTGTTATCAACTTCAAAAAGTAACTGTATTTTTTTTATTACACTCATTTGTTTTTATTTATTTCCCAGTTAGCCATTCTTTTTGCAATCTTTAAACCTGCTTTCCAATTATCAGGAAGATATTTAGAGCCTTGTGCAAACTTGATATTCTCAGTTTCACCATTCACTATTTGTAGAAGATCTATTATATTCTTTAGCATAGTACTTATATAATGCTTAATTGTTGGCTTTTTAATTTTTTTTCATATTCTTTCTGATCACCAACACCATCCCATATATTTTCTCTCCACCATGAAGTAATTATGTATTTTGTTCCATTTGTTACCTCTGTTCCTCCATGTGTTGTATATTCATTAGGAACACCATGTTGTAAATTGTTCCAAACAAGAGCTTTTCCTTCTTCAGGAGTTATCTCTTTTCTTAAATGTGGAAAGTTTGTAGTACCTCCTTCAAAATTGTGATTTAAATACAGCATAAAAGTGTATGTTCTATTTCCTGATGCTAAACAATTCCTTTCATAGCTATCACCTTTGAAATAATCTTGATGATCTCTAAAATATTGCCCTACTTCATACCTTTGTCCTTGTAATGATTCACCTTTTTTAATGTTTAATCCTAAATATTTAGCAATCTTTTTATGTAATGATTCTACTGTTGGATCATTAGCAACTAAATTAGCTGTATAAGATGTTCTAGATAAGCTATATTCATTCATTTCTTTACCTGCTCCTACAACCATAGATTTATTTGCATATTTATCTATCATCCTTATTAGATATTTTGCTTCACTAGGACTTATGAAATTTTTAATCTCTTTCATTATGGACAGTTTTGTGTATATGGACCTGCAAATGATGAACCATTCCAGTACCAGTAATTTCCACTTGTACTCTCACTAAACCATTGTGGATTAGTATTTACATTAGTACAATCTGTGTCTAAATATAATTGACTTGCAGCACCTAAAGATGATGCATTTAGATTCACAGTTCTTTGCTGTGTTTGACTACATAAATCTATTGCTGATACAGCACTCTTATAAACAGCTACTTGAAAACAAGTTACTGCAGGTGGTGTTGGTGGAGGAGGTGCAGGTGCTTGATTATTACAATCAATACAGTTTGCTCCTGCTGTTGTTTCAGTTGAAAATATATTAAAATTAGTATTATTTAATTCTATAGGCTGAACTCCTTGATTTGTATTTTGCCATCTGTAACACTCAAAAGAACCAACTTCAGATATAACCCACCATGTTGAAATTTGTTGTGTACTATAAACTGATATAGTTGCACCAGTAGGATCATCACAACTTATAAAAGTTGCATAGTTTGTTGTTCCTGCAGGTGGTACTGGAGGAATTACTGGTGTTAAACAATTTGTTGTGCCAGTATCTGCTACTACACCTATTTGAGTTCCACTTGTGATAATTCCTGTTCCTACTACTTGATATGTTGGACCTGATGTACCTCCTAATCCTACAACATCTCCATTGTTTAAACTTATATCATTAACTGTTTGTAGAGATAAAAATCCAGTAACTGAATCACTACATCTTTGTAGAGAATAATACAAAGTGTTACTGTTTATTGTAGGACAACCAGTCTGACCAGTATCTGTTACAGTTCCTACATCTGCTAATCCACCTCCTACAGTTCCAGTTACAGTATAAGGCATACCATTAGGATCTTGAACTCTGTCTCCATTACTTAATGAAATATCAGTTGTAAATTGACCAGTTCTATATCCAGTTTGATTTGTATAACATTGTGTCAAAGTGTAATATTCAGGACATGCAGTTGCACTTGATGCTGTAACACTTACAGAAGTTCCACTTGATGCTGTACCTAATACTTTGTATAAAAAATTAGGATTTCCAGTTGCACTAACCATATCATTTACACTATAAGTAACCTGATCTGTTGATTGTGAACTTATATAATTTTGATTACCAGTAGAACATTGTTGTAAATGCCAATACAATATAGTTGTACAAGGTGTAGCAGGACAACCAAAAACTCCTAAATCTGTTACTGAACCTATTTGTGTAGTATATAAACTAGGATCTGTTGTTGTTGCATTTACTGTATAACATCTACTTGTAGATGGATCTTGAACTCTAGATGCTCCAGTTACATTTGGATTCTGTGTTAAAGTTATATCTAAAGTTGTTGTTGTTGTTACAACTTGATTTCCAGTTTGACAATCTCTTAAAAGATAATACTCTGTAGCAGGAGGTGTTATTGGTCCAGTACATGAACAGCTAGATAAACTATCTAAATCTATAGCTCCTGATGTGTTTGTTGTTGTTACTACATGATAACATGTACCACTATATGTTAATTCTGTTCCATTTAAATTTGAACACAAACTAAAACCATAGTGTTGTATTGATGACTGATTTGTACAATCATTTAATGTGTAATAATAAATTGTACAACTTGATGTAGGCAAAGAATCAATATCAATAGTTCCTGATGAAGATGTTGGAGATATTACATAGGTTTGATTGTTATATAATCTTGAACCTGATAAAGAATTATTTGCACTAAAACCAATTAATGTTGTTCCACCACAACAAGGATTTAATTGATAATAGTTTGGAGTTACACTTCCAGTACATGAAAATTGTGCAGGACTAGGAGTTGATGTTATTGTTACTGATGGAACTGTGTCTTGTGATGTTGCATTAGTAATTATATATTTCACATTAGATGCATCAAAAACTTGTTGAGTATTTACATATGTAGGATTACCTACTGCTGATGCTGTTCTTAAATTTGTAGCATTATCAGAACACCTTTGTAATCCATAATAATTTGTTGGAGGAGGTGTTGTACCTGATGGACATCCAGTAAGTCCAGTTGATGATACAATTTTTACTGAGTGTGTATTTGGAACATTATTTCCAGTTACTCTAAATGTGTTTCCTGATGTATCTTCTACCCTAGTATTAACTGCTAAGTTTAAATCTGCTAAAGTCAATGATGATTCAAATGTACTATTTGGACTATCACATTGATATAAAGTTAATACATTAGTTAATGGAGTAGAAGGTGGCTGTCCTTCATCTCCTCCTGCATCAGGCTGTGCTGTTAATGTATCATTTACTGTTTCATTCAAAAGCTCTAATTGACTAGAACCTGATAAAAGATTAGTTGTTATGCTGTTTATTCTAAACCTATCATTGTTAATTACTACAATATCAGCTAAAGAATAGTTAATAATAAACTTTTTAGGTAGTCTTGCAGTTATTTTAGATAATCTTTTAGATTGATTAAATACTCCTGCAATATAAAATCTGTAGTATTTCTCAAATAATGAATCTGTAAAGTTGTTTCCAGTTGTCCATTCATTGATTTCTAATCCAAAATTGATTGTTTCTTTGTTTGTTGTAGGATCTAAACTCACAGAATTTGATGGAATCCAAATATCATTTAAACTTTTGATACCACCAATACTTGATTTAGTTTGCAAAAACCTAA